GTGGTTGGAGCAGGTTTTTCTGGTAAAAAATCTCAACTTGGTGTAAGAATGTCTCAGGCAGTTAAAAAATTAGGGTGTTCAAACCTAAAAACACTAATTGAAGATGATAAACTATTAGTATCTGATTACGAAATCATATCAGAATTAACTACTTTTATTCAAAGAAACAACTCATTCATGGCAGAAGAGGGTTGTAATGATGATCTAGCAATGTGTATGGTTATATTTTCTTGGTTAGTTGCTCAAGATTATTTCAAGGAAATGACTGATAATGATGTAAGAAAGAGAATATATGAAGAGCAAAAGAATCAGATAGAACAAGATATGGCACCTTTTGGATTCATTAATGATGGATTAGATGATATGTCTCCAATTGTAGATGGTGGAGATGTATGGACTAAAGAAAATCCGATGCAAACTAAAGAATGGAACGCAGATGAGTATGGAGATAACTCATTTATGTGGGATTATATGTAATGTTTAAGAAATTAAAGAAAGCATATGTTAATTTTACAGTTGCATTTGCAGTGCCTTTAATTGTATTCAGTAATGTTTCTGGTGTTTATACTGGATGGAGAGAAAGACAGTATGAAATGTTTGATAAAAGAGAATTATGTGCAAAGTTGGTAAAAGAAGGTGCAGTTAGTAAACAGTTTTGTGATGAAGAAATAAAATATGAGACTGGACCTCAAGCAGAATTTGATTATAGAGTTACACCAATATTCAAGCAGATTGATTTAGCTGGGTTGTACATAAATCAATACTATACGATGGTTTGGGATTGGATTTGGATTAGAATGGTAAATTTTGAAAGATGGTTAAAATACCAGATAATGCTTTTCAGAACTTAGATTTGTAACAAATTAGATTCTAAAGCAAATCTTAAACTTGTAAATATTAAGGTTATATGATAAAATAAAAGAAAGAAGAAGGAGAATTTATGAGCGGAGACGCAGGATTACATGAGCAACCTATTGTTTTTTATCATCGAAAGATGACGGAAGCAAAGAGAATTTTGTTGCAACATAAAGGAATTGAGTTAGAATATATAAAAAAAGAGGAAAAGATTTATGATTCCAACTCCAACAGAAGTAAATGAAGCATTGGATGAATTGAGACCATATGTTGAAGCAGATGGTGGATATTTGGAGTTTGTGGAGATTGAAGATAATTTAGAAGAACCAATTAGAGATTATTATGGTGTTAAGAAGAATGAAGAGGCAGCCATAGTAAAAGTAAGGTTATCTGGTGCATGCGAAACATGTGCAATGAGTGCACAAACATTAAAAATGGGTATTGAGAACCATTTAGTTCAAAAATTTCCTGAAGTTGTAGGAGTAGTTCAAGTTTTATAATGGACTTTGATAGTGAAATTAGTTTAGATCATTTACTATTCACTGAAAGAAAATGTCGTGTATGTGGAGAAACGAAAGATCTTGTACAAGAATTTTATCTAACACGTAAGAATAGAACTACTTTATCTTCATATTCTTATGAATGTAAGGATTGTACAAAAGAAAGAGTGAAAAGATCGAAGAAGAAGAAAGTAAGTAGTAAATGGGAATATCCAGATTGGTGATAAATAAAAGTAAATGAAAATTTTAGCAGAACCTTCAGTGGGTATACACTTGGATAATATTGTAGAAGAACTATATCCAGATTTAACTAAAGAAGAATTAGACGAAGTTGTATATGAAGTATATCATCATATGAATCTAAATTCCCTGAGAAAACAGGCAGAGGAGAAGATACATAAGTATGTTCATGCACAGTTTCCCCGTTGTAAATATGCTTTTCAATAAATAATTTCAGTATAATTCTGGATTCGGAGAACATAAGATGCCACTAAATTTAGCATCTCCAGGGATACTAGTAAGAGAAGTTGATCTTACTAGTGGTCGAATTGATCCAACAACGGATAAAATTGGAGCAATTGTAGCACCTTTCCCAAAAGGTCCTGTTAATTTACCAACACTGGTAAGTACAGAACAGCAACTAGTAGACCTTTTTGGAGAACCTGCTGCCATCGACAAGCACTATGAACATTGGTTAACTGCATCATCATACTTAGCATATGGTGGTAGTTTACAAGTAGTAAGAGCGTCAGGGGATAGTTTAACAAATGCACTAGCAGGAACTGCAAGTAGCATAACAATCAATAGCACTGAAGATTACGTAACAAAAACATACGACGAGAACACAATTGGAAATGTAGTGGTAGCCGCTAGAAATCCAGGTTCTTGGGCGAATGGTATTCAAGTAGCAATAATTGATTCACTTGCTGACCAAACATTAAGCGGGGAGTTCGCTGATGTTGTAGTTGGATATGGTGTAACACAAGGACTTGATACTAAAGTATTAATTGGTGCAGGAACAACAACACAGTTAACTGGATATTACCTTAAAGGTATAGTTACTGAAGTTGGTGCAGGAAATAGTTCAGTCAAAGTTAAGGTTAATTCTTACATTGATCCAAACGGAGATGAAGTTGAAGTAGACTACACTGCAGGAGGAACATGGCAGTTTGATAGTAGTGGAACAGTAGGAGTTCATACAAATGGATATTCTAGTGCTTACGCAACTAAAAATTATGATACTGCAGTAGACTGGTTCGATACTCAAACAGTTAACATCAGTTCAACAGGTATTTCAACAATAACTTATAAGTGGAATGCTTTAGCAGGAAGACCAGGAACTTCTACATTCGCTGAATCTAGAAAATCTAAGAATGATGAAGTCCATGTTATTGTTTTTGATGGAAATGGATCTGTAACAGGAACTGTTGGTACTGTTCTTGAGAAGCATCTAAGTCTTTCTAAGGCAGATGACGCAGTATTCTCAGCAGGAAGTCCTTCTTACTGGAGAAAATATCTTTATAACAACTCAGCATTTATTTTTGGTGGTAGTGCACCTGCAGGTATAACAACCACTGGATTTAGTTCTGGATTTACATTACAAGGAGATGATGCTTGGGATCAACCTGCAGAAGATATAATCTTCTCAGCAGCTGGAAACCAGACATTCACTCTTTCAAAAGGTTTCAACTATGATTATTCATCAGGTATCGGAACCGCAGGTGCTTTAGATTCAACTAAAGCAGATATCAACGGAGGTTATGATATTCTTGGTAATACAGAAGAATATGACGTTGACTTCCTAATTCAAGGATCTGCAAGTTACGGAAAAGAAGCAGCACAAGGTTTAGCATCTAAACTTATTTCAGTTGCTGAACTAAGAAAAGACGCAATTGCGTTCATATCACCATATAGAGGTGCATTTTTATCAGAATCAGCTGATAATACAACTAATACTATAAACTCTGCTAATACAATTACAGACAATGTAGTATCATTCTTTGCACCATTACCTTCATCAAGTTACGCTGTATTTGACAGTGGATACAAATACATGTATGATAGGTTTGCAAATACATTTAGATATGTACCTCTAAACGGAGACATTGCAGGTATCTGTGCTAGAAACGATATTAACAACTTCCCTTGGTTCTCACCTGCGGGAACAGCAAGAGGTTCAATCCTCAATGCTATCAAACTAGCATATAATCCTACAAAATCTCAAAGAGATGTTCTGTATAGTAACAGAATTAACCCAGTAATCTTCTCACCAGGAGATGGAATTATCCTATTCGGTGACAAGACAGGTCTTGCTAGAGCATCAGCATTCGACAGAATTAACGTTCGTCGTCTATTCCTCTTCCTAGAAGATGCGATCTCAGCTGCTGCCAAAGATCAATTATTTGAGTTTAACGATGAAATTACAAGAACAAACTTTGTAAATATAGTTGAACCATTCTTACGCGATGTTCAAGCAAAGCGTGGAATCACAGACTATGTTGTAGTTTGCGATCAAACAAACAACACTGCAGCAGTTATTGATGCAAATGAGTTTGTCGCTGATATCTTTATCAAACCAGCAAGATCAATCAATTTCATTGGTCTAACATTTGTTGCAACTAGAACAGGTGTTTCATTTGAAGAAGTAATCGGTAACGTTTAATTAGAGGTTTAAAAAATGCCCACCAGACAACAAATCAATCCACCTCCATTAAGAAAGATTACTGACTTTAAAAGTAAGTTAATCGGTGGCGGTGCAAGAAGTAATCTATTTGAAGTTGTACTCAACTTCCCTAGTATTGCTCCTGCAAGTTCAGAAGTTCTTGACAAAGCAAGATTCTTAGTTAAAGCAGCAAATTTACCTGCTTCAAACATAGCTGACATAACAGTCCCATTCAGAGGTAGGATTCTCCACGTAGCAGGAGATAGAACTTTTGATAGTTGGACAATTACAGTTATTAACGATACAGATTTTGCTATCCGTTCTGCCATGGAATCATGGATGAACGCGATAAACAGAGTCTCTGATAATACAGGTTCAACAGATCCTGCATCTTATCAAGCAGACGCAACTGTTTTCCAACTAGATCGTTCTGGAGAAACACTCAGATCTTATCGTTTTTACGATATTTTCCCAACTCAAGTTGCTCCTATCAACCTATCATATGATACGGAAGGTATTCAAGAGTTTACTGCAGAGTTCCAAGTTCACTGGTGGGAAGCTGCCAAGGGTGTTGGTTCCGCAGCAGGTGGTGAAAACATCAACTAAATAAACATAGGAATATTTTAAGAGAATTTAATAATGGCGAAACTCTTTGGTTTTTCGATTGAAGATAATGAAAAGAAACCGAAAGGTATAGTATCCCCCGTTCCTCAGAATAATGAGGACGGGGCTGATTTCTATCTACAATCAGGATTTTATGGACAGTACGTAGACATCGAAGGTGTCTATAAGACTGAATACGATCTAATTAGACGATATCGTGAGATGTCGTTACATCCAGAAGCTGATAAAGCAATCGAAGATATTATCAATGAAGCAATTGTTAGTGATCTTTATGATTCCCCTATAGAAGTTGAATTAACAAACTTAAATGCAAGTGATAAGTTAAAGAAAGCAATAAGAGAAGAATTTAAAACAATAAAAGAAGTTCTTGATTTTGATAAGAAAGCACACGAAATATTTAAAAACTGGTATGTTGATGGTAGATTATTCTATCTAAAAGTAATTGATGTTGATCATCCAGAGAAAGGTATTCAAGATTTAAGATATATTGATCCTTTAAAAATAAAGCATATCAGAAAAGAGAAGAAGAAAGAACAAGATGCTGCAGGATTTAAGGGAAGTGTACCAGTAGGTGTTAGAGCACCTATAGATTATCCAGAAATTGAAGAGCATTTTATATACACACCAAACTCAGGTGCTAATCGTGGACCTGGTAACTTTGGTGCATCAAAAGCATCTATCAAAATTGCTAGAGATTCAATTACCTTTGTTACATCAGGATTAGTTGATAGAAATAGAAATACTGTTTTATCTTACTTACATAAAGGAATCAAAGCACTCAATCAGTTAAGAATGATTGAAGATAGTCTTGTAATTTATAGATTATCAAGAGCACCAGAAAGAAGAATATTTTATATTGATGTTGGTAATCTTCCAAAAGTAAAAGCAGAGCAATATCTTAAAGATGTTATGATGCGTTATAGAAATAAAATGGTCTATGATGCAAACACTGGAGAGGTTCGTGATGATAAAAAAATGATGAGTATGATGGAAGATTTCTGGCTACCAAGAAGAGAAGGTGGTAGAGGAACTGAAATCACAACTTTACCTGGTGGACAAAATCTTGGAGAACTTTCTGACATAGAATATTTCCAGAAAAAATTATATCGTGCACTAAGTGTTCCTGAGACAAGAATGCCTGGTGGTGGAGATGGTTTTAATCTTGGTAGATCTTCAGAAATTTTAAGAGATGAATTACAATTTGCAAAATTTGTAGGACGTTTAAGAAAAAGATTTTCAAATCTATTCAACGATCTTCTAAAAACACAATTAATTCTTAAAAATATTATTGCTCCAGAAGATTGGGAACAAATTAGCGATCATATACAATACGATTACCTATATGATAATCAATTTGCTGAACTTAAAGAATCTGAATTATTAGAAGGAAGATTAGGAATATTAGCAACCATTGAACCATATATCGGTAAGTATTACTCTACTGAGTATGTACGTAAGAGAGTATTACGTCAAACTGATGGAGAAATCATAGAAATTGATGAACAAATAGAAGATGAAATTTCAAAAGGTATCTTACCAGATCCATCTCAAGTTGATCCAATAACTGGAGAACCATTACCACAAGATTCAATAGATGGAGAATCAGGACAAGTTCCTACTAATGGAGAAGCACCAATGGTAGATCCCGAAGATGGAGATGGTGCAGTTTTACCTGAACCAAAGGGTGGAAAGATCTAGTATAAATAAGTTTAAATATTAAATTAATCATGGACGATATTATTAATGCTATTGCAACAGATGCTTCTGCATCTGAAGTTTCTGATGCTTTGAAGAATGCAATTTTCACAAAAGCAGCAGAAAAAATAGATGCTTTAAAACCTGGCGTAGCATCTGCTATGTTCGATCAACCTGCAGCTGAAGTAGAGACAGAAGTTGAAGCAGAAGCAGAGACAGAAGTTACTGATACACCAGAAGAAGAAGAGGAAAAGGAATAAAGATACTTAATTTAATAAATACAAGATAGTATTCTATATTCTAGAAATAAAAACTGAGGGATCAAAAGAATGACGACAAGAATTCTCGTAAAAGGGACACAAATAACAGTTCCAAATACAGTGGGTGCTGCTTCAAGTTTTAGTGAAGCAACAGTTGTTCGTCTTGCGAACCCAAGCACAACTGATTATCTCGTTACTGTTGCTGAAAATAATGGTGGTTCCGCAACTA